ATTCCTTAGTGGTGTTACCATCCTGTTTGACATAAACACCATTCACAAGCTTACCCTTGATCCATTCATTTAGGTCTTGAGCAGACTCATCCCCACGGTCAAGTAGGTCAGCTATGTACTGAGTAGCATCTATCATTGCAACAATGTCTAGCGAATAGAAATAGTACAAGAGCTGTTCATCCTTAATGTGTGGAAAAGCCTTTCTACGCATTTTAAACATTCTGTCATATACCGCAAACAAATTGCCTGTATTATTTATGGTTGCCGTTTGTGTTAACTGCTCTATTGTAGATGGGCTAGTTGGAAAGAATGGAACATCCGTGTTTGCAATTGCAAGAATCTTTTCTTTCAAATAGTCATTAATAAAGATAGGTGGGTACGATATTGCCATTAGATAAGACCTGCCTTTGCTATCCAGGATTGTCCGACTGTTACGCCTAGAGTTCTACCGCCACGTTTTCCAGAGCTAAAGTTTTTCTTAAAGTCAACTGGACTACGAAGGTATGAAGCAATCCCAGAGCTTTCAAGAAATGACTGAGTAAAGTATCTATTAAAAAATGAATTAAACACCCTCTCATACTCTCCTTGGACCTGGCCTCCTGGATTGCTCACCCTAACTGGCTTGGTGGTAAAAACTGTTTCTCCGTCTTGCTCAAATGCAAGCACTCGCTGCTTTGGAACGATTGTAACTGGTATTCCATTTTCCATAATCCTAGCTTTATCATAGAATGGCACACGTGATCCATTCTTAATAGATGACGACTGCCTAAATGTTGAATTGAAGGATAGGCCTACTCCAGTAGAGACATACTTGATGTCGTATAGCCTAGCATCTGGGGAACCTGTCTTATCCCATTCGTAGACGTGGTGTAGGACTTGTGGATTTACCCTGGCATTTGCATCTATGTATGCCTTCAAAGCCTCTGACATCGTCGCTCCGAGCTGCTGGAGGAATGATGGGTAGCCCTGCTTAACCCCATCCAAAAATCCTAAAGCATAGTTTACGATATTGTCCATATCCTTTGCAAACTGCTTGTTCTTAACCGTTACCCTATACATTAAACATCAGCCGCCTGATTTTCTGATCTACGAACAACTAACTTGTAATACTCAACATTTCCAAATGGACCAGCAAATGGCTCATTCGTGGCTACCTCAAAAATAGTAGACTTGCCAGCTCTTGGTCCAGATGTTTCAACATATAGAGGATTACAATTCTTATCCCGAATGTTTGTTATGATTACATTTGTAATGGCGTTACCTGCGTCACGACTAGAGAATCTAATATCATCTTTTACTCTTCCCATTAGAATACCATCTTGGGTAATATTTATATTTGGCTTGACTTCTTCTTTCCACGCTGTCCCAGCTGGAGCCAAACTACAGGCAATTGTTCTGTCTAGAACCCAGGTCTTTATAACGTTTCCAAGAGCACCTTGTTCAACTATTGGGTGATAAACATCTGCTTCCATTGGGAATATGAAATCTGTCTTGTCCCCACACGCCATTATAAGACTCCTATTGTCCGAATCGGCCTCATGTATTTGGACAGAATCTTATCTACAATGATGTTTCCAGTGCCATCAAAGACACCAGAATCAAACTTAATCTTAAACTGATCAGTATTGTAGTCTGCAATATAACGCTTGTAGTAATCAAGCTTTCCGCATGAAATATCGTCAACCAGCATTTCAGTCGCACGAACCACATCTGATGGGATCTTCTTGTACCCTATTTCTAGTACGGCAGAGTAGTCGAATCCTCTGGGGAATCCACGATATACTAGATTTAGGTCTAGCATATCTGATCCAGCAGCTGGCAAAAGGATCGGTGCACCTTCATTTCTGTTAAAGGTGTCTGAGTAAAGTTCTTTAATTGCAAACTTGTCTTTGGTTAGTCCATACTGAATGGTGTATAGCTCTGGCTCTGAGATATCGAAAACTAATGTGTTGTTCTCATAAAGCTTTAGTAGCTTGTTTGCATTTGTCCAAATTGGAAGGTAGTCAGCACCTAGTCCAGTTGTGGAGTAATACTTCTTCTTGTAATAAAAACCGTCATTTACGATAGAGTCAATAATTGCTCTAGCAATTTCTTCATTTTTCCTATATTCCGCAATCTCTGTGGCGGTGGTTCCCTTAGTGGTTGGATCTACATATGGCCTAACCACGGAAACAATTTCTGTAGAATCATCTACAGTTATTTCATAATCTCCGTCAACAGTGCTAGGAAGATCTATGTATGCTGTCTGTCCAGCTGAAGTTATCTCAACAACTCCAGTGGATACTGAGTGGTCCGCCAAGTCTAGGATAGAATACTCATACTCTACCCCAACGTCCAATCCAGTAACTGGATAGGTAACACTACTTGACGGAACCCTCAATATTTCCATTTTACTTGCCAAACTCCTGAGCAACCTCTTCTGGTGTTGCTAGTCGAATGTGACCCCTTGTGAGCCACTGGTCAGCCTGTTCCTTGGTTACGATGTTGTAGCCTCGGTACACCTTGCCAACTCCAGGCCAAGAAACATTCTTGCTTGAGTGGACAGCAACCTTTTCAGGCTTTGCTTCTTCATTCTGCGTCTTAGCAGATGGCTTACGCTTAACGGTTCCAGTGCCAATAACACCGTTAGCAACTCCAGTTAGGCCTGATGCAAGATCGGAAGGCTTTGCCTTATTTTGCGATGCAGAAGAGATAACCTTTGTGTCCTCTACTTCTTCAACAACAGAAACCTTTGCAGCTAGGTTAAATTTTTCAACAACCTCTTCAACCTTTGTCTCTGGTACTTCTTCTACTACAGGCTCTGTAGCAATCTCTTCTACAAGTGCCTTAAATTCCTCAACTTTTTCTGCTGGGATTACAGCCTCACCATCAGCCAATACTGCTGGGATGACATCATTTGCATTTTCTTCTGACATAATTCCTCCTGTCGTTATTCAATTAATTATAACAGATTAAATGGTAAGAGGGCAGGAGCTAGATGCCCCTGCCCCCTCAAAGGTTTGCTACAGATTTTTAGCTATCTGAAGCAGCGTCAGCGAACGCAATAGCGTCCTCTTCCTCCCACTGTACACCAAAGCGTACGAATACAGTATATTCTACTGTGTCCTTCTTTGGCTTGTACTCACGGTTTACGGTGATGTCCCTCTGGAATCCCCATACACGGTTCTGTGGGAATGTGAGGTCAACGTAACCATCTGGGTAGTAAGGAACTTCCTGTACGTCGATGCCTAGAACACGGGTAGTGCGAGCACCACCGAATGTCTGACCAGCTCCGTCTAGGTAAGCCTGGGTGTTAGCCTGGGTGTTACCGTTCTTGCCAAGAGCCTCGGCAATTGCATCAGATAGTGTACCGTTGTTCTTAACGATACCCTGGAATGCGTCAGTACCTGCGTAGAACTTCAAGTTAGACTTGATTGCACGGTACTTACGTGGCATTGCCAAGATGATCTGCTGCATAACTTCTGGAGTCCATGCATTGTCAGCTACTGTTACCAGAGCCTCGTGTGCATCTCCATTAGTCTTTACACGGTTTACAAAACCTTCCATAATGTTAAGGAATGCGTTGCTACCAGTGCCAGTACCATTGATTGCTAGGTCTTCGATGTCATTCGCAAAAGCGTTTGTCATCAAACGAACTAGGTGGTCCTCAAGAGCAGCACCTTCGATACCATCTTCTAGAGCCTCAGCTGAGACCTCCCAGTCAAGACGGATCTTCTTGGTTGTTAGCTCTACCTTTGAGAACTGAGCACCAGTGTTTTCGTAGTTACCGATTGCCTGTGAAGCAGCACGGATAACCCTCTCTCCAACATTGACCTTTTCGAGTTCCATTGTGTTGGCTCGCATAGTTACACGACGACCATCCTTGGCGAGTACAGTTGCATCCCATACGTAGTCAATAAAACGACGTGCCTGTTCAGGGCGTAGAATACCACTGCCTGCATCACCCGAAGGATTTACAGCATTTGGTCCAGTTGTTAGACCATATTCAGCGTTTGGAATGTTACCTAGTGTGTTTAGACCTGGGTCATCAACACCACCAATGCCACCAGATGCGAAAGCACCCTGACCTTGATATAGACCAGGAGCAGTGCCACCTAGTTCACCAGATTCTCCTGGCTGATTTTTAATAATCTCTTCCGACATATTGTCACCTCCTAAGTGATTGTTACTTAATTAAATAAGTCGGCAGTTTTGAGGAAACGTCCGCCCCATAGGGATTTTTCAACCTTTTCTGGTTGTTCCTGTACAATCTCTCCGAGATCGCCAGACTTACGGAAAGCGGTGTCAGCCTCTACAGCGTCTACCCTCTTTCCAAAATTATCAAACTCTGATGCTGCCTGTGCTAGCTCACCCTTTACAGATGTAAGCTCGCCCTTTACAACACCTAGAGACTTGTTTAGCTCAGATACCTGCTCGTGTAGAGACTTTACGGTATCTGCTAGATCGCTAAAGGCTGATGTTAGAGTATTCTTGATGTCAGCTACTGCGTCAACAATAACATCATCTGACTTCGATACCTCTTCTTCAGCAGACTTGTCCACTTCTTCAGACTTCATTGCTTCGTCTTCATCCATGTCATCAGACTTCTTCTCTTCATCCATAGACTTCTCGTCCATAGACTTTTCCTCGTCCATGGACTTTTCGTCCATAGTCTTGTCTTCGGAATAGCCCTTTTCTACTGCTTCGGCATCTGCCTCTGGAGCGACCTGTGTTTCTTCAACTACGTCGTCGTTTTTTACGACATCTTCAGTTGCTTCGTTCATAGGACTTGCCTCCTTCGTCATCTTAGAAAGATTAATGCCTTTAGCACTATCAACTAAGAACTTTATCATTTCTGTTTTTTCGTCATCATTCTTTTCAACGAAACCTATGTTCTTCATCTGGCTGCCATTAATTGGACTTACCTCTGCGTCTAAGTCAGATACCTTTACGATACCGCTTTCGCTATCCCAGAAGACATTTTCGAATTCTACATCTAGGTTGTCACCCTTGATCATATCTACACCGTCTACTTTCTCTACAGACAAAATATTTGCAAACTGGTTGGCTGGATTATCTACAAGAGATAGCTCTACCAAGTCATAATCTTTGATAATCCTGATTGACTTATCCATCTTCTCGTCATAAGCGTCATCCCACTTATTCATTCTACCACCGATAGAAAAACCAGAAAGGGTTCCATCTAGAACCTTCTCCCAGGTATCCTGAGCACCCTTTGAAACATAGGCAGAAACGTAAACACCAGAGAAGAATTTCTTCGACTCTGGATCAAAATACTTGTCTTCCTTAAAGGAAACCATTTTGCCAACAGATAGTGGCTGGTGCATTTCACGAATGTTGCCACGGAACTTTGCGAATGCCTTTAGAGATGCATCGGTAGTAACGATATCTGACTGCTTGTCAACGTTATCAAGTGTGGCAAATCCTGAGACAATACGTCTCTCTGAATCGACCTTGCTAAAAGGCATCGAGAGTCGAACATTCTCACCCTCGGTGTCCCAGTGAACCTTTGATATAGTCATACTACCTTAATTATAATACACGTTTTATGAAATTGTTATAATTGCCAATAAACAATTATAACACATTATTCTGAAGAACTGCCCTCGCCCTGGGCATTTCGTCCAGAAACTGTTGATGGACTGTCAGAATTATTATTAGTTCTTTCAGTATCACGCTGCCTGCTCTGTGCCGTATTGGCTCTAGTGTCTGCTGCCTGACGAGAAGACATTTCAAAGGGCTCATCGCCGTCTGATCTTTGTGGTAGTCCAAGAACCTCACGTGCCTCATTAGGGACCATAATCTGAGTCTTAACGTAACGCTCTAGAATCTGAGACTGAGTAATCTCATCAGTTAGAGTTAGCTCATTAAACTTAAGCTCTAGGATGTCTGTCTTTTCCTTGATAATTCTGCTGATAAGCTTCTCAATGTTTCTCTGCATTGGTCTAGCTACCTGCTCCTTAAAGGTACGATCCTGAGATAGCGAAGCTGCAATATTTGACGCATCGCTACCACCTATCTTAGATAGCGGTACCTGGTGAGCAATCAGGATGTCGTCACGGTTACGTAGTCGATACTCATTAAACGATGCCTCTTGAACTCCATTCTCAATTGGCTTCATCTCGAACTCTACCTTATTTGTGTCAGAGTCTCCTGGCAAAGGAATGTATAGGGTTCTGTGCGACTGCCCCTTCAGGTTAGTCTGAAGGAATCTAAACAGCTTGTCCTCTGCATCAGAAGATAGTTTTGCACCCTTAAGTGTTACAACGTAGCGTGGCACAGCCTTATTGCTAAAGTAGTCAATGTTGTACTGTGATGCTAGCTGATCTCCATGTAGGGAGGATACTGCAGACATGATATCTGGAATACCGTAATAAGTGTTTAATGGAGAGTACTGCTTAAAGTGAATAATCTCATTTGGTCTTGGATCGCCAGTTATAGGGTTTGCATTCTTTGCCCCAAAGTTTCTAAAGTAAACAACCTTTTGACCAATAATCTGAACAAAGCCATCCTTAAGTCTACGAACACGCATAGTTGTAGCTGGAATGTGACCAACGTAACCAATCTCACCACGAATAGTTCTACCAATTTCAAGGTAGCCATTTCCAGTTGCCTCGTAATCAGTTAGCACTTTCATCATTACATTGGTAAAAGACTCTTCGTCATTGAGGTTTTCAATCCAGTCACGCATCTCAATCTTCATGCGTTCGATTCTCTTACGTGCCTTGTCCCTGGCTGAATCGTTATCATTAGACTCAAGGGCCATCATTGTTCTGTCAGAAACATGGAAGTCGTAGCCAAGACCAACGATGTTCTCTACCTTAGCATCAATGGCTGCGTGGTTTGCAAAAGAGGTGTCATAGAAGTTGGCTAGCTCATACAGATTCCAAGGAGGAGTAATTACATCAAACATGCCGTAGCCGTTACGATAAACTGTACCTGGATTTATTTCCTTAGAGGTGGCACCGTCAACACCACGATTTACCGCCAAGGCACTATCTAGGTATATTGCTGAGTCTGTTCTTACATCATTTGGAATTGCCATATCATAGGCTTTTGCCATTCTGTCAGTACGACGCTTAAAGTTTTTATCCATTCCAGCTAGTGACTTTAGATCATCCCAGTTCTTGTTAAATGGATCCTGTGCCTTAAAGATATCTTCTTGCTTTTCCAAATCTGGCAAGCCAATATCTCTGATGTAGTAGTCTTCGGCCATTAGCCTTCATCTCCATATAGTTCTAGTGTCTTTTTCGCAGCAGCAACAGCACCAAGATCATTAAGGTTAGGGATTAGACCATTCTTCATTCTGTCTACTTGCTCCGCATACTCATCATCTGATACCCTGCTCACTCCTGGCATAAACTCATAAGAGCCGTCCCCCTGGCCCAAGTTTGTAGCTTCGTTAACAAGTTTTTGAATTTGTATTGCATCTCCACGATGCGAAGGAATATTTAAAACACTTCCGTTGCCATCTGTAAATGGCTTTCCGTTAGCCTTTTTCCAAAAATAAATCCCCCAGTCGTACTGCTTATCTAAAACAGTTATCTTGGAATTACCAATTTCATTAGGATTTTGTAGTTTCATAACCACCAGTATACCATACTATACTGGTTTTTGAATATTGGATATCCACGATACATTAGTATAAGCAGTATAAGAGTAGTCGCCAAAAATTAAGTCTTCTCCGTCATCAACAATGATCTTGTTTGTTCCAGTGTATGCCTTATAGACATCAGATGGGTCTACTCCGTAATAGCTGGTTGAGCTTACTACCAATACGCTGTTATTTCCGCCCCACAAGTATGGAATGATGTTCCAGTAGTTCCAATCCAAGATTAGAGAGCCTGCCTTTTTAACCTTAAACCATGGTCTGAAAACTCTTGTCTGTACCTCTTGAAGATTTGTAGACTTATAGTATGAGATGTTGTTTACGGTTAGTGGTCCAGTAATTCTGAATGCACCGCTATAGTTATTGAAGTCTTGAGTATTTGCAAAGCCAATACCTAGCATACACCACTCTTTTGTTGTTATATATGGATCTTTAACGATCTTGCCATTAACATAAAATGCAATGCCGCTCTCTAGCTTACCCTTTTCGTTTATCGCATATATTCTAGCTCTCTTACCAGATGGGTGAGCTGCAACCATATACACTCTAATATAAGAGTTCTTGCTTTGAATCTCAAATATTTGAGTTGGTGCAAAAGGGAAAAGGTCTTGATCAAATCTCATAGATAGCTGCATAGCTATAACCTTGTAGTTATCGGAAGATTCTGGATTGATTGGAACAGATATACCACGATTAACTGTTGGATCGTATTCGCCCCTTATCGTAATTCCGCTATCACGAGTCAAGTATAGGTATGGGGTACTCTTTTTGTATATTGAAAATGGGTTTCTTGTTTTATAGGTAAAGTAGAATCCATCTTTTCTGTACGGGAATATGTCGTTTCCAAACCTAGTTCCAATTGGAGTTGGGCCTGTATCTGAAAGAGATAAGGACGCATACTCTAAAGTCTTAATTTGGATTGGTGCGTCAGATACGCTTGACGAAGACATCTCTATGTGAGTAACGAGTGCTAACTCTTCAAAACTTACTGATTGTGGCGGATAGATAACTACTCCATCCACTACCTCATAAGCTGTGGTTAGCCAGCTATCTCCTGGTGATACGATACCACTTTTTGGAGCCAGCTCAAACTCAGAGTATGATGATAAAGGAGTGTTAGCTCCGTCTGAGAGTAGCTGAAAGGTAACATACGTCTTTACTACTGAGTTCGATGTGTCGTACTTGTAGGTATCTACTGCCCTATTCTTTAAATCGTTATAATTGTTAAAACCAGTAAACAAACTATTGTCTAACGAGCTATACTCTCTTTGTATAGGGACAGAGTACTCTTCCCGAAGCTCTTCATAAGACCAGCTTCCTGTGGTTTCTTCTTGTATAAACTTTGATGGTGCTGGGTAGTTAATATTAAACTGAATAAAGTCTAGGTCTAGACGTTCGTCTCCCCTTGAGTCTAGTGAGTTTTTTGCAAACACCGATAGGGGAATGTAATCTTCCCAGTAAGAATCAGCACCAACAACTACCTGGAATCCAGAAAGAGTGTCTTGTGCAGAAATATAATAGCTTGCCATGTGACCATTAATTATAGACTGAGCGTATGATCCAAAAGTACCTCCGTCATAAACAAAGTCAAATATTGCACTGGATGTAACATCTTCTCCAGCATCTATAAGCTGTTGAATATAGTTTGCATCGATAAATTGATCCCAGACTATGGTTCCGTCAAAATAAAATGCAGAAGATATTTTTGAAGCATTTTTACTTGAGCAGAACCCTATACCATAGAAGTTTCCAGAGAAGGTACTAGTGAAATCTTTTCTGCCACCTACATATATAGATGAAGATGATAGCTTTCCAAAAAATTGAGCTGCCTCTCCTCCATAATAGTCAGAGAATTTGGAGATGTCTACACCGACAATAAACTTTTCACCCACGCCATCGAACTCTTTGGTCTTAGATGCTATTACAGTCTGCCCAGTTGGAGAACCAACAATATAATCAATGGTGCTTGGGGTTATGACTACCTCAAAGTATGACTGAGTGGCAGCATCCTCTATCATAAAAATTGTCTGGTTCTGGCTTGATGAAGCCTTCTCTTTACAAATTGCATAAAACATTTTTGGAATGGTAGCGTCAATTGTTAAGTTATCTACAATCAAGTACCCCTGAGAGCTTTGCCATTCTGCTGATGGCCTAAGAGATATAAAGGACTCTTGCTCATTCTGGCTGGATTCTAAGTCTTCATTCCACTCTGACTCTGTTTTATTATTAAAGACTGCCCTTGGCTTTTGATATTCTGGAAAGCCAATAGAATTTCCGCTAACAAGGACATTGTCGTACGTTGCTCTATTCCACTTTCCTATTCTTGGGTATGAGTAGTTCTTTGAATATTTAGAGAAAGGATAGTCAATAAATACTGAGCTACCACTATAGGCATTATTGATGTTTTCTGGGAATTCAACGCCCTGGCCATAAACAAATCGTCTTTTTGCTACTTGATTAGGAACCTTATAGCCATATATTGCAATAGCATCTATCTCAAACGGGTATACGTCGTCATGTGGGTAAAAGCCAATCCAGTCATTATCTAGCAGTTGGGTGCCTGAGTATCTATCTGGAAATACTATATTTTCTGAATCTATGAATACCTGACCAACTTGTTCTCCATTAATCAATAGGCTTATCTCTGAAGATGAATATCTTACATGCACTAGCATTGGCCTGTACCACTCACCAACAAAATGCCTTATTACGTTATCTCCTATTTTTAAAGATAGGAATGGGCCATTCACATATAGGCCGTCTTGTCCACGAATATTGCCAACAATTCTTTTTTCTTCATTAGTATCGGATGCTACTCTCATCCAAAATTCTAGGCTATACTCTTTGTGCTTTCCAGACTCATTTAAAAACCCTAGTGATGGGACTATCAGAGATGGGATGTTTCCAGATCTCTGAAGGGTTGTAAGGTTTGATCCTCCAAATACCATTGGAATACTGGAGTTTTTTGCAGCTAGAGTATTTTTCCTAACGAGGTAGTATCCATCTAAAGACTGTAGTCCATAAGATTTTGCAGGAATACCCTTAACTCCAGATGCACCGAATATATCTGTGTCTATGGACTGTGGCACGACTCCTAGAGACGATGCATTAAATTCTTCAGACCACTGACCCAAAGTTATTCCATTTACTAGGAAGTCGTATTCAGTCTCTGGTGGGGCAGCAAAAAACCTAGCACCAATGACTATCCTAATATTGGTGTCTTGTGGTCTAGGATTAAAGGTATCTGATAGGAAGATCCAGCTTTTATAAATTTCAGTAGAAAAAAACTTTACGTCCCTAATGGTTTCTCCACTTACAGTGTCAAAGTATTCATACCCTAGATCAAAACCGCTTATGTACTCTGTGTCTGCATATACGAATGCACCAATAGAAAAACTTGATAGATTTTTATCCAGGTCGTCAAGTGATACGATGTCTGGGCTAATGCATTCTACAGAAAAGTCTTGCTCTGATAATGTACCAGAAATCCTGGAGGTAGTGCTTTCTGGAAATGGCTCATCTATAACAAAGAGCTCTTCTGACGCTGTTGCGTTGGTTATATCCCAGCCATCAGAGATGTCTCTTTGCTCTTCTGATATTAGTGATATATAGTCTGACACATCGTCCAGTGCCCAAAAGGCTATTGGATGCTCTGAAAATACTTTTTCAGCATAAAGATTAGAAGGAATAGACATGATTCACCATGTATAGTTTACCACAGACTAATCTAACAAATGCCAAAAGGCTGGTGACATATACTTTGTTCCACTGGTAATCTCTCTAGATTCGTGAAAGAATGGCGGTGTTGATGGGAATATAACCAAACTACCAGCAGATGGCTTAATAACTACCCCTTGCTCTGGAAAAGCAATCTCTCCACCAGAGTAGTCATCGTTAAGATATAGCACAGCAGAAATATGCTCTGTCGTTGGATTGGGCGATGAGTCTGTGTGTACCCCCATAGATGCACCAGTAAAGTACTTACTTATACTAATTGGCATTTGCGTTCCAAGGTTTATGCCTAAAGAATTGGCATAGTCCGTACCATAATCTGATAATGTATTTTTCAATAAGGAATATATTAGCTTAACACTCTCAGATGCTGAATCAAACTTTTCTTCACTAGTAGTCTTCCTTTTACCAAAAACATAAGAGTCATTACTTGCTGACCAGGTATGCCAACTAGAGATCAAAGAGCTGTCTAGCAAAAGCTCATCCGATGCTTCGATTGCATAGACAAGCTCATGTGGACTTTCAATTGCAGATTCATAATAGAATATTTTTTCTGCAAATATTGCTGGTTTAGAAAGCATTAGGAGTTCCACTCTTGCTTTTGCTGATCTTGCTTTGGTTGCTCAGCATTTTTTAGTCTTGCCAAACTCTCTAGGAACCCCTCTGGATACTCTATGTCTGCATAGTCCCAAGAAAGAAGCATTGTATAACGCTCTCCAGAAGTTACTTCGGTTACCGAATGAACATTGTCAATACCGACATCAAATACTATTGCTGTTCCTGCTTTTGGTGCTATAGAGATATCGTGATCTCTGAATGCTAGGTTTCCACCCTCATAATTATCATTCAAATATAGTATAGTTACAAGCTTGTTGTCTTGCCATGCATTTGGAGTGCCATCTAGCTCAGCATTATCTGCATGATCGGCTGCAAAGGCTCCTGGAAGCCATTTATGGGCACTCAGGGTTAGGTTTCTTACTGGTCTCTTGGTTACGTCTTCTGCAAGCTTTGCAAGAGAATTTCTTAGGTTATTAAAAAACTCTGGATCAAACAGCTGAACATTTAATTGATTCTGTGGTCCATATGGATCCATAACACGAGCATTAAAAAAGCAAGTCTGCTGCCACAAAGAGTCTCCAGCATCATAATATTCAATTAGCTTTTGACATTCTTCTTGAGAAAGATACCCTGGAAACTCTACAATGTCGTGTTTATGAATAATTTTTTCCATAATAATTAGGCAAGCTTATTGCCCTTTGACCACTCCTCTTTTTGCTTGGCTTGCTGCTCTCTAACTTTTCTTGTTTCTTCTTCCCACCAAGCCTTCTTTTCCTCAGAATATTCTGCGTCAGCAAAGTCCCAAAAAGAAACCATGGTATACCTAGTACCCTGAGTAATCTCTGACACACCATGTATATTTTCTACGCCACCAGGAAAAACAATTAGTGCATATGGTGTTGGCTTGAAGGAGATATCGTGATCTGGGAAATAGAGGTCTCCGCCTTCATAATCTCCATTTAGATACAGGATTGCAACATACTTGTTAATCTCAAAGGCGTTAGGCTCTCCGTGGTTGTCAGAGTTGTCTGAGTGTGGATTAGCGAATCCTCCAACATCCCACTTTTGTGCATGAGAAGTATTAGCCCTAACCTCTCTTTCAAATACTGCCTCTACATGAGCCTTAAACTGTTCACGAAGATTGTCAAAGAAGTCACCAGAAAGACTGTAGTCTGCAAGCATTGGATCGTTTGCCTGCAATCCCATTCCAGATGATCCATAGAAAGCAATATCTCCCCACATTTCAGCCTTGGCCTCAAAGTAGTTAGTCATGTTTTTTGCATCTTCTGGACTAACAAAATCTGGAATCTCTACGATTCTATTATCCTTAATTCCAAGAATGCTGTTTTCTATTGGTTCATCCTTGTAGTATATAAAACTATCTTTATTGACAATATTAGACATTCTCTACCTCCGAATTATTGTGAGCAGTGATAGTCCAGAAGAATGGACAGGTATATCTAATTCCAGACTCTATTGTAGTTATGCCGTGAATATAGTTCATGTCTCCAGGGAAGAAGTAGGCAGCCCCACGCTTTGGCTTAAACTGGATTCCCTGGTTTGGAAAGTATAGCTCTCCGCCCTCATAGTCATCATTTAGATAGATAATTGTAGCAATGTCATACCAAGGAAAGTCGTTAGGCTTACCTGCATTATCTCCCTCGTGAAGTTCTTTGTCTGCGTGTGGCATTTGCAGATTTCCTGGTAGCCATCTTACTAGTGCAGGAGATGTTGGGCTTGCGTCTACGTCAAAGAACTTGTCAATTTCAAGCTTTAGCCTTTTTACAATTGACTGGATCATCTCCACGGTCTCTGGACTTGTCTTATTAATTGTGGGGTATGTAGCTACACGACCATCCCAATATCCAGAGTCATAGATTACAGTACCGTCTTCGTTATAGTGAGTTTGAGTAACATCCCAGTTTTCATTATTACGAATAAAGCCATTAAGTGCCTGAAGCTCTTCTTCAGTTAAAAAGTTTTCAAGAGTTCCGATCATCTCTGGGCTATTTCCAAAGAATCCAGATGGTGTTATTGATATAGGGTTGCTATTGTGACTATTAGTATATTGATTTTCCATAAATCAATTATAGCATGCTAGTCATACTTGCGTCTTTCCCAAACATCCCTTTGATAAACCCCACCACTTGGTTTGCGGTACTTAAAGCTATTAGCCATGTTTTTAGTATATATTTCAGAAGGGTTTTCTATAGTTATTTCTGACTTCCAGTCTTCACGCTTAAATGGAATAATCTGAGCATATGGTGTTCCTGCAGGAATAATTCCCTCAAATCCCTTTGCTACAAAAAATGGCATTGTTCCTGGTAAATGAACCTTGTCGTTGTCAATAATTCCACTAGTAGTTAAGAATGGCAGGTCAAACCTATTGAATGGTTGTGAATATACTGCACTATATCCAGCTGGCAACTCTACTGCCCAGTCAGACCACCATGCAAAATGGTTGTCGTGATATCCCCATGGAGTTTCAAACTGTGGCATCGGAGACCTGACGTGAAGAAAGTCTTTATACTGATCATCTAATACTTTTCCTGCAATCATTCCAGAATCATCAATATAAAACTCAATATCGCATGGAGTCCTATAGACATATCCAGTAGTCATTATGTCATATAGTGCTGGACAGGCTTTCCAGGTAACCACCCTGCCCCCGTCAGGACCAATCCATGGGTCTCCATTGGGATTCATTGCATACCTGTCAGCATCTTTATACCAGACTGGAATTGCCTTGCTAGTTGGTGTTGGCTTAGACATGCTTTCCTCAGTTAGCCATGATCTATTAGATACAAATTTAATCTTTTTGCTCATTTATAACTTTCATAACTAACTTCTTAGCCTCATGCTCTCCGACTGGGGCACCTGTGTGATCAACGGCATCTCTGTAAAAATGAGTCCAGTCCCCTACTGAGTTTCTGGCCATAGATGCCTCAGATCTTCCAGACATCTTGTCCCCCCACTCCTTGGTATGCCAAACAGTAGGCATCTCATTTTTCACAACAACTTCATAAGACTGAAGATCTGTTAATGATATTGGCAAGATAGCTGCTATTGGTGTTCCAGCTGGAATAGTAATTTCAATGTTAGGAACCGTAATCATCCAAGCAATTGGAAAATCAGTCTCAAGAACTGACGTACTGATAATTGTAGTTATGCACTGTGCACCTGGAATAAACTGATTTGGTACTGGCATAGTTAGTAGGGATAAGTTTTTGTCTGTTTGAAAATGAATATTGGTATTAAAGCTTATTGTGCGGTTTCCACGATCAGCATGCACATACCTCTCACCAGACAAAATCCTTACATGGTTTGGCGTAGAGTCATTAATCCCATCCCAAATAAATGTAATATCTTCTGGAAAGGATATGCCCCAACCTAATCTATTTGCCAAAGACATTGGAAAACAGTGGTACGCATGACGATCAAATGTTAGATCCATCCAATCACGCTTCATCTGAATCTGATCAATGTCTCCAGCAAAATCGTTAAGTCGATAAGCGGTTACCTTCATTTATTAACTTCCAGTTTCTGCGTAAAATTCTGGCTTGTGATACTTTTCTGAATAGTCAAGCATGGTAACAATTGAGTACTTGGTTCCAGAATGCACTGGCATTGCCCTATGTGGATACATAAAGTTAGATGGGAAAAGATATAGGTCTCCAGCCTTTGCTTTAATATTTAGATTTTGAAGCCTAAAGAAAAGTTCTCCACCCTCGTAATCATCGTTTGGGTAAGATACTGCGGAAAGGACACAGTTATACGAATACCCGTTGTCGTGGTGTTCCTGGAAGTGCTGTCCTGGACCATACTTAATAAAGTTCATTGCTTCCCAATATCTGAGCTCGCCAATGTTGTGCATTCTGCAATAATGCTTTACAGCCTGGAGCTGACGATAATAGACATCGTCCCAAAGATTACGTAGCTTTTCTGCTGCTTCACCATGATGCTCAGCAATGTCTGATTTCTTGTACTTAAAATCTTTGCAATCACGGTATTCTGGAATTTTCATACCATAACCAACCATAGCTTCTTGGTACTCATAATTATTGTTTGGGTCGTTTAGCACGGTCTCAAGCCTGTTAATGATGTCCATGCTTTTTGGAAGAACATCACGATAAACAATAATACCGTCACCAAAGTCTTCAATAGAGGACCAGGTAATTTCATCTATTTTGTAAAAATCTTGAATTCTTTTATTTAGATCTTCTTGATCAGACATTAAATTCTCCTTAATAAGTTAGTCTATTCATGTCTTCTTGACGATAGTTGAAGTTTCTTAGTCCGCCACGATCGTTATAGTCAGTCATAATAACGATGGCATACTTAGTACCAGAAATCATATCATTAGATGCATGCTCATAAATATAGGTTGATGGAAACACCATGACATCACCCTTCTTTGGCTTAAGGGTTAGGTTAAATCTTGGGAAGTATAGCTCTCCACCCTCGTAGTCATCATTAACATATGCTACTACAGAAATAGTAGTTACATACGCTGGTCCATGGTCAGCATGCACTTTAAAGTGAGTTCCTGCTCCATCATACTTTACAAAGTTAAATGCCTCAAAGAAGTTTACGCCAACACCCCAGTAGCGACCATAGTCATCAACATTCGGCTGGATTGACCTAAATGCTAATTCATGCATTTCGTACAGCTTTGCATTGTCATTATCTCTCGTACCAAGATTTTGGGAGCTTATCTTAAAGTCTAGACACTTCCTAGCTTCTTCAAGAACATCGTCTGCCTCTGTAACCTTAGCACCCTGCCAGGTATACTTAGTTTGACCATTTAGGTTGTCTTCTAATGTGTTAATAATAAAATCACATAGAGATTCACTAATAGCATTATTGTAAACATTAATGCCTAGTGCTGGATTAGTTACTACAATACCGCCAGGAGTTACCCTGGATGGCATTCTGTTTGAGTCTGTTTCTGATCTATCTTTTGTTAGCCAAGTATTCATAACCTCAATTATAGCATAGGGCCTAGGATATTTCACCTAGGCCCATAGCTTTTGGATTATAGAGGTCCGCCAGTTCCACTTCTAAAGGATGGGAAGAATGGTCCAAATCCTGGGAAGAATGGGAAGAATGGGAAGAACGGTGGGAAGTACGGGAAGCTTGGTGGGAAAAACGGTGGGAAGAATGGTGGGAAGAATGGAGAAATAGTTGTTACGCTATTGGAATTAGCAGAGTATTCACCAACACCATTTGCATTTTCAGCACGGATCTGATATGTTTGAGCTGTTCCACCTTCCTGAGTAATGTTAGTTGTGCTGGCAGGAGCATTTACCGTACCAGTCTTACTGTCAGAAGATGTCCAACGATATAGCGTGATTGCCTTACCACCAGTTGCTGGAGCAGTCCAATCAAGCTTGTCCTGATTAGTTTGAGCAGTAGCTGTTGGGGCTGACATAGTTGCAGGAACTGTTGTAGCTGTAACAGTAGTAGTAGATGATGCTGGAGATGTTCCAGCTGCATTTGTAGCAGTTACGCTAATTGTATAGGAAACGTTAGAAGCAAGGCTCTCTACAACAATAGGTGAAGATGATCCTGTTGCAGTTCTAGTTGTCTGACCAGCTGCAGTTGCAGTTACTGTATAGGAAGTTGCTGCAGGAGAAAGTGCTGGCAAGGAGAAGCTTACAGAGGCAGCTCCATTATTGAATGCTCTATTGGTACCAACGTCAGTAGCAGTTACGCTAGTTGGTGCTAGTGGCTCCAAAAAGTCATTAGATGCCTGAGACTTTCTTCCTGATCTTTTTCCTGCTGCCATGTTATGTGCCTTCCTTTAATTATGCTGTTAGGTCGCCGTAGACCAACCAAGTGTTTTCTGCTCGCTTTAGAAGTGTTGCAGAAGACCACTGGGTCCTTAGCTTAAGTCCTGGAGTTGCATTTACTGTAACTCCACCTGCACCTGCAATTGTGACCTGACCAGTTCCAGTCTGAATAATATCAATAGTTGTTCCTACTGGGTAGGCTACTGAAGAATTTGTTGGAATAGTCAAGGTAGTTGCAGAAGACTTGCTAATCTCAACAATTGTATCACGTTCATTTAGATCAGAAAGTGTGTATGAGTCTGTCTTTGCAGCTATAGTAGTAATCGATGGAACGCCAGCCTTAGTCTGAGTACCGTCTGAGAATACGACACCAGTTGCCTCTAGGTTTCCAACAACAAGTGTTTCTCTTGTGGCGTTTGTGACATCTACTACGTTTGAAACTGGGTGT